AAAGAGAACAATATAGAAACATTTTAGGTGAAACCGCCGCTACTTTTACAACCCAAAATGTAGCTGAGTTTAATCCTAGAGGGGCTATGCCTGGTTCTGATCTTCCCGCTGGTGAGCTAAGCATGAACCAGATAATGAATTTAATGAGTAAATAATGGCTATTAAAATAGGAAACCTCCCAGCTATTGACCAACAACCTGCTATTGGTGTTGGTATAGGGGTTCCCTTTATTTCTACAGCTATATCAGGATCAGATTCTTTATTTAAAATAAATTATACAACAGCTGAACAATTAAAATCTAATATGATTAATTACTTTCTCCATAGTAGAGGAGAAAGACCTTTAAATCCTAATTTTGGGAGTAGGATAAATGAATTTCTCTTTGAACAAGATTCTTTGTCATCTAATGAGATTCTAAAAACCTATATAGAAGATGAAATAAGATCCCTCTTCCCAGCTGTTAACCTACAAGAAGTAAAAATAATATCAAATTCTGATTATAATATAATCACAATCCAAATATCATATTCAGTGTTCACTAGCTTAAATGAATTTATAGAATTAAATATACCCTTATAATGCCATATGATTTAATAAATAGTAACAATGGAGTTAATAGAAATATTAAATATATTAATAGGGATTTTTCTGAACTAAGAACAAACCTTATTGATTTTGCTAAAATCTATTTTCCTAATACTGTAACTGACTTTAGTCCTGCCTCTCCAAGTACTATGTTTATAGAGATGGCAGCTTATGTTGGTGATGTTATGGCTTTTTATACAGATAACCAGATCCAAGAAAATTTTACCCAATATGCTAGACAATTTAATAATTTATATGATTTAGCATATATGATGGGTTATAAACCTCAAGTAACTGGGGTTTCTGTTGTTGATCTAGATGTTTATCAAACTGTACCCTCAGTGTATGATTCTACTCTAGACCAGAATGTCCCTGATTATAGATATACCTTAATCATCCCCCAAAACACAGCGGTTAATAACACTATATTTTCAACTATTCCATTCCTAACTCAAGATGTAGTTGATTTTAGCAAATCTAGTTCATTTGATCCAACAACTGTTTCTGTTTATCAAATAGAAGGAGACCAACCTAAATCTTTCCTTCTTAAAAAAACTGTAAAAGCAATATCTGCTCAAATAAATACTTTAAACCTTCCTATAGGAGATCCTGTTAAATTTGAGACAATTGAAATATCTAATAATAATATTATTGGAATATTAGATATAACAGATACTGAGGGGAATGAATGGTATGAAGTAGATTATTTAGCCCAAGAAACAATATTTGAATCAGTTAAAAATACTAATCCATTTTCCGACCCTAATGCCCAACCTGACGCTTCCCAAGTACCTTATATACTGCAATTAAAAAAAGTACCAAGAAGATTTGTTTCAAGATTTATAAACCCTACCACTTTACAACTTCAGTTCGGAGCAGGGACTACTAATGATGTTGATGAAGTTATAATACCCAATCCTGATAACGTTGGTTTAGGATTACCTTCAATTCAAAGTAAATTAACAACTGCCTTTTCTCCTTCTAACTTCCTATTCACTAAAACTTATGGAATAGCTCCTTCTAATACTACTTTAACTGTTAGATATTTAACTGGGGGAGGGTTAGGTTCTAATGTGCCCGCTAGATCATTAACAAGTTTTGCTAGTAATGCTAATATTGTTTTTACTACAAGCAATTTAGATTCAACTTTAGCCCAAAATACCTTTAATTCCTTAGCTGTCACTAACCTAAATGCCTCTTCAGGAGGTAATAATGGGGACTCTGAGACAGATCTAAGATATAATTCTTTAGCTAATTATGCTGCTCAATTAAGAAGTGTCACTCAAGAAGACTATTTAGTTAGAGCTTTAAGTATGCCTTCACTTTATGGTTCTATAGCTAAAGCTTATATAGAACCTACTAAATTAGAAAATCTTCTTCCTGGGGAAATTCCTTCTAGTTTAGATTTATATATTTTAGCTTTTGATCAAAATAAAAACTTAACTTTAGCTACACCTACTCTTAAACAAAATCTTTCAACTTACCTATCACAATATAGAATTATAAATGACTCTATTAGAATTAGAGATGCTTTCATAATTAATATAGGTGTTGATTTTGAGATCTTGGTTTTACCTAATTTTAATAGTAATGAAGTATTAGCCCAATGTATAAATGAGTTAATAACTTATTTTAATGTTAATAACTCTCAAATTAATCAAGTTATATTTTTAAATGAACTGTATTCCCTTTTAAATGGGGTTAAAGGAGTTCAAAATGTAAAAAATATTTCTATTACTAATAAAGTAGGTGAAAGTTTAGGTTACTCTAAATATGCCTATGATATTAAAGGAGCTACAAGTAATAATGTAGTTTATCCTTCTCAAGATCCTTCAATTTTTGAAGTTAAATTTCCTAATTCTGATATAAAAGGTAAAGTAGTATCAATTTAATTTAATTAAAATGGCAATATATAAAATTTTTCCTGAAAAAGATGCTACTATATATTCTGGATATCCCTTAATGAATACTGGGCTAGATGAGATATTAGAAGCTTCCACTTTTTATAATACAAATAATCCTGAAGTTAGTAGATATCTTCTTAAATTCTCTCAAGATGATATAAATGATTTATTTGATAATAAAATAGGTACTTCTTCCTATCAAATCAACTTAAGAAATCTTACAGCCAATATAACAGGACTAAACTCAGACACCACACTTGAGGTATATCCCATATCAGGATCATGGAATATGGGTACTGGTAGATACTCTAATTCTCCTCAAACAACAAATGGAGTATCATGGAAATATAGATCAACATCAGGATCAGGAGAATGGCCTACTACTTTTACAGCTTATGTAACAGCTTCTTATACTTCGACCAACCCAGGAGGAGGAGCTTGGTATACAGGATCGGCTTTAGGTTTAATCATAACTGCTTCTCAAACTTTAAGTTATTCTAGTGGTAAAGACTTAAATACTAATGTTACTAATATAGTTAGAAATTGGTATAGCTCTTCTAAAAGTTTAGGAGGATTTAGTAATGATGGTTTTATTGTTAAACAATCTAACTCAAGTGAGTTTGTTGCTGATCAAAATTATGTCACTACAGTTAAGTATTTTTCTATAGATACACACACTATATACCCACCATGCCTTGAATTTAGATGGAGAGACTATTCATTTAACACCGGATCCTCCGCTAATACTATTATTAATACATCAAGAATGGTCGCCTCTTTAGGAGATAATAATGGTTATTATAGATTAGATAGTGTTGAAAAATTTAGAGTTAATTGTAGACCTCAATTCCCTACCAAAACATTTCAAACAGCCTCAGCTTACACTATAAATTATTATCTACCAACATCCTCTTATTACGCTATAAAAGATTTAGACACTAATGAATTTGTTATAGATTTTGATACAAATTACACCCAAATAAGTGCTGATGGTGAAGGTAGTTACTTTACCCTATATATGAATGGGCTTGAACCTGAAAGATACTACCAGGTTTTAATTAAAACTATAATAGGAGGTGAGACTTTAATACTTGATGATAATTACTACTTCAAAGTAATAAACGGATGATAGACTCAGGAAGTAAAGTAGATTTAACAAAAAAACTCTACGATAAAAAAGCTTATTTAAATGTAATTGATACTCAATTTAATGAGTTGCAGCAACCTACTTCCCCAACTGGACCTGAAGTTAGTATAGATGAATTTTTTCAATTATATAATGATTTATTTTATGACATACCTAAGTTTGGAGAAACTAATTCACATGAATATCTCATAAAACAAAGTTCAGATTATGTAGGATCTGCTATATTAACTGATGATATTCAAGCCTTACTTGATGAAATCACATCTTTAAGAGAAGAAAATTTGGAACTTCAAAGAAATATTATAGATTTAACAACTAACATTAATTCTTGATTATGGTTAATATACTACCTTTACCACTTACACCAGATTCTATCCATCAAGAATACCCAATTGACCAAGAAGCCTTAATCCCTTCAGTTCTTTCTTCTTCTCTTTTTAATCCTGAGACTGATTATATAGTAGTTGCCTTAGAAACATTAACACAAGATCTTCTTTACACTAGTAAAGCTTCTCGTTATGCTATTAGAGATATCCCTAATACAGTAACTCAAAAATCTACCCCCGAGGTTATAGTTTTCCCTTTGGAAGATTTAACAGCTTCAGGCTATAATGAAGGTAATTACAACATATTCTATAATTTTTATAGAACAGCTTTAGAATCTGATAAAAATAATTTCTTTATAAAAGAAATATCACCAAGTAGAACTGAAATTAGACTATCTGTTAATGGTGTAGAAGATAAAGAAATTGAACTTTTATTTAATGAATTTAAATCTTTATTAGATGAAGGTACTTATTTTAAAGATTTTTACCTAAACATAGGAGATTACTACTATATAGCTACCAATACCCAGCTAAATACTACTTCTTCCCCTTACACTATCTTATTTAAACTATATCAACCTCTACCACCTGAAATTGAATTAAACACCCAAGCTCAGGTTGTATTTGAAGTAGCTGAGACTTATGGGTTTAATATAAATGTACCCATTACTCCTATTACTTTTGATGGAGATGTAGAATATATAAAAGGCCCAAATTTTAATTTAGGTTTAAATGATCAAGTTAATAACTCAACTTATGAACAGGATTATAATTCATTAACTACTTCCCAATTAACTTCTTCATATAACCAACTACAAAATATTTTAAATCAAAAAGGAGTAACTATAGATACTGACTATACTGATTACTCTAATTTCATCTACTTTAGCTCAGCCCAACAAAGAGTATTAAATTTTGTTTATAAGGTAGGTTTAATTGAAAGTTATAATAATGATATTGCTTTAATAAAAACCATTACAGGTTCTACCTCTTCCTCTATAGCAGTATCAGAAAGCATACAAAGTCTTCAAAATCAAATTACTGATTTAATAAAGAATTTTGATGGATATGAAAATTATCTTTATTATACTTCTGGGGCCTATGCCTATCCTAAATCTAATTCTACAGCACCTTACATATTACAATCCACAGGTAGTAATGATGTTTTAATTTGGTTAGGTAGTACTGTTGAAGGATCAGGTGTATATGGAGGAAGATTACTTACAGCTTCACTATACGATAATCAAAATCAAAATTATCTATATAATACTGTACCAAAATACTTAAGAGAAGATCCAATTAATGCTGGGTTTGAACTCTTTATAAGTATGATTGGTCAACACTTTGATAACCTTTATGTTTATATAAATGCTATAACTGATAGATATGATGCTGATAATAGAGTAGATTATGGTATTCCTAAAGAGTTAGTAGCTGACGCCCTTAGATCTATGGGTGTTAAATTATACCAAAATAATTTTTCATCAGATGATCTATACGCTGCCTTTTTAGGTATAAATGGTTCTGGAAGTTTTCTTCCACCAACCGGCTCTGAGGTAATAACTAACTATGTTACTGCTTCAAATGAACCAATTCCTTTAAATAATCTAAATTTAGAGACCTATAAACGTTTATATCATAATTTACCTTATTTACTTAAGAAAAAAGGTACAGTTGAAGGTTTAAGAGCTTTAATCAATATATTTGGTATCCCTGATACCATCCTCAGAATATCTGAGTTTGGAGGTAAAGATAAAGATAATACAAATGATTGGGATTACTTTCAAAACAAATTTAACTATGCTTTATTTGTTAGTGGGGGATCCTATATAAACCCTTCAAATTTTGCTGGAGATGGCTTTGGTACATTTTTTTATACTAATATATTATGGAACTCCCCAACACTTCGCCCCCAAACTGTAACTTTTAGGTTTAAACCCTCTAATATTTTACCTACTTCAAGTGAATATTCTATATTAGCTAATTTAGATAGTGATACTTTTCCTCCTAT